TACTATCCCCTGATGAATCTCTCACATCCGCTACGTGGTAAACATCTGGTGTTGTGTGGGTGTGTCCTGGAGATGTGTGTGAGTGGGATTGTGAAGCGTGGGTATGTGTTGCTGACCCGCCTGTATTTCCAACGTTAGAAGCATTTGATCCCCTAAGCAATCTTCCATATTTAGTTTGTATATCCCAATCTCCTGGGATATTTGCCTCAAGTCCTAACCACATTCCAACCATACCTTGAAGCAGTAATTGTCCGCCTGTTCTGTTTTGTCCTATTAGTAAGTCAACGTAAGGAGGAATAACAGTTTCAGCTTGAGCGCTAATTCCTGTGTTGGTGTTAGACACCATAGTTTGCGAGTTTAGAGCAACAGAGTGTGTATGCCCATTACGAGCGGCATCTCCCCCAGAGTTAATACCAACAAAAGAGTCAGCGGAAGCTGTAGTCACCGCATTGTGGGTGTGAGTATGATTATGTGTGTGATCTATTGTGTGAGCGTTAGTAGTCGAACCTCCTGCGCCTCCAGCATTTGCTGAAGTATTAGCACCTTTTATAAACTGACCTAGAAGATTTGGAGTAGAGTTATTTCCATCACATAAAGTTAGATTTTTAAGATCAGTTCCATCCATAAATGAAACAGCATTATTAGGTAAGGTTATAAATATAACTTCATAATAAGGAGGGTTATTTGAAACCGCGCTATAAGTTACAGTAACAGAGTCAGAAGTACTTGTACTTTGCGCTCCTGAGGTTGTAGTTCCGTGGGAGTGGGAGCTTCTAATACCAGGTTGTGACCCGCCTCCTCCTGTGCTGGTAGGTCCTGAAACCCCTGAAAGTGTAAAAGTGTGGGTGTGAGCGTCTACTGTGTGAGAGTGTGCTGGAGAGGTGTGAGTGTGGGTAGCACTACCGCCTGTTGCGTTAATAGTATCCCCTGTATCTATAACTCTTGGGAATTTGTTATCTAAGTCGGTAACTCTAGACCAACCTGAAGGTACTGTGGAGTTTGTCCCAGTCCACATAAATATAACTCCGTTAGGAATTGCCACGACTATTCCTCCTTGATAAGGTACTCGACTACCTCACCTAAAGTCCAGAAGGGTTTATCGATAATTAACTTTGCTCTTTCTAGAGCTGATTCGTAAGTTTCATCAATGAGTCTTAATACTACCTTTTCATGTAGATTTCCAAACTCATCTTTTTTTTCGTATCCCACTATGTGAAACACTAAATAACTCATAATTCATCTCCAACTGTAAACCCGTAATATGAGTTAGTTCCAATTTGAATAAATCCGTAAACGTTTGCTTTGTTAGCGGTTGTTGAAAGGGTGGGAACGACTCCGTATGACCATTTAATTCCAGACCACCAGGTAACTGTTCTTCCGCCTGACCCGTCTTGAATAAGTGAGATCATAAATACGTCCCCCGCTGAAACGTTTGATAAGGCAAGAGTTCTGTTTCCGCCTAATGTAACTCTGTGTTTTTTGTAAGTTGTAAGATCAAATGTAACTGTCGCCCCATCGGTTGCTGTGTTCCAGTCTATAACCTTATGGTTTCCGTCAGCGTCATGTTGCTCTGTAAATACATCGTTTATAGCATCTGCCCAGACAACGTCTGGTACAAACTCAACGATTGCTCCAATTGAATGTCCGCTTGCTGATGTACCGCCAAGTCCTCTTGTAAGACCTGTAACAGTTGACCCAGAGACACCGCTGAATGAAATATACTCTGTTAAAGCTGGTGTTAGGTTTCCAAGAGAGTCAATTCTATCGACTACCAGTATGCCTGGTATATCTGCTGACGCTTGTAAGTCAGATGTAACTGATGTTGTAAATGTAATAGTTCCTGTCTCACCACTAGTCAAAGTATTTTGTAATATTTTTTGAACAGCGTTTTTAAGTGGAACGTTATATAGATTTGCCATAATTTATAAATAATAAACTTTTCATTAAAAATCAAATACGTAAAGAAGAAGATAAACTTCCCTCTGGTTGTAAAGTTGCTGATAGTTTCATATCTGCTAACTCGAAGTTAATCTCAGTTCCATTTTGGATTATTTCTATTTGGATAGTCCTTCCAGTTTTGTAAATAGATCCCCACCTTATAGTATCTTGAGGTTGTGGTGTTGTAACATTTGTATTTGACTGACCCCAGTTATGCGAACCCCATAAGTCTGTACCCCAACCTGTACCGCCTGTGTCTCCTTGTAATTCAAATGATTTTGCTATATTAGAAAAAGTGCCGTCTCTCTTTTCGTAAATAATATTTACAGATAAAGTACCTGATACGTTTCTAAACAGCATGTTTACTAACTCTAATGTCTTTAAAACCGACCAGTTACCAAAGTCGTCTTTTTTTGTTTTAACAGTTTTTACAATTGCCTGACCCGAGTCGGATTTATAGTCAGCTGAAAACTCCCTAACAACGCCGTCATCACACCCTGCTAAGTAAAATATATCGCCATTATCATCAATGTACTCTAACCACTGGGTTATACCAAACGGTGTTTTCCAAGGTCCAATAAATGCTCCTCTTTCATAGTCGTAAACCATAGTGTCTTTGGTGCTTGGAAATGACATTAAGTATTTATAGTCTAGGTAACCTGACGCAACCTCTGGTAAATCAACTGGTAGTACTGCCTGAACGTAAGGTCTAATTCTTGCGCTCACCTCTCTAGTTCTTATTTGAGATAAAAAGTTTTGTTCGTACCCTATAACCTGTAACCCTGTTCTTCCAAAGTAAAAGGTAGAGTTTTGGACGTTAACTACACTTCTAAAAGAAGATGCCCCCTGAGGAGATATTTGTTGAGTAACAGGGGAGGTTATTATATACCCGCCAAGGTCTGTGAAAGATAAGGTGACAAGGTGAACTGACTCCTTCATAAATACCAATATGCCTGGGGATGTTCCCGCTCCTGTTGAGTTTTGACCTATTACTTTAAGTCCTGTAATCTCATCTCCAGAGTCAGGCGCTATTTTTATAAACGCACCGCCGTTTTGCCAGTTAAACCTTTCTTGGTAAGGGTACTTACCTGAAATCATAACCATTGTTGGGTCACCGTCAATTCCTGCTATTACAAGTCTATCTTCAAACCTTTCAATAAACTTTGCTTTTACGCCCGCTGTTGTGTCTGTAGTTGGGGGAAACACCTCTGACTGTTCAACACCTGTATCAGTATATGTTGTGCTTGCTGGACCGACTGTAGCGATAAGAGTTTCATCGCCTGGGAGTCCCACATATATACCAAACCCTGTTATATAACCACTAGCAGTTGAGGGTTGTACCCAAGTTAGGTTACTTGTAAAAAGAGTTCTATCAAAAGACACGTTTGATAGTGTAACGGCAGTTGACGGTAGTGTTTCTCCAAATATAGAAAAAGCTGTTATTTTGTAAGACCATGTTGCAGTACCTGTGACTCCTGAGGCAAGTGTTACTGCTGTTAATGAAGGTCTAGATATACCAACAAATGTTTGGAGTGATGTTCCGTTGTACCTCATAAAGTTATTTGATGAGGATACGATATACTGATAATTTGCTATTTGAGTGGAGTTCATAGTAGCGCCAGATACAAAAGACGCCCCTGCTATTACAGTTGCGCTAACTCCTGATTTTTTTCTTAAATAACCGTCATCTGTAAAAACTAAAAGTTCATTAGCGCTGGTATTTAAATTTTCATATTTAGAAAGCATCCTAACTCTATTACCTGTGGAAGCTGTAAAGTAAGTTTTAGATCCCCATCTTCCTGTCACAACCCCTTCACCAACAAGCATACAGTTATCTGATTGTGCTAACTCAGTAGATTTAATTTCTGTTGGTGTGTAAAACAAATTTAAACCACCCGCGAAACCGTTATAGTTTGAGGTGTACTTAGGTTGAGGTTGATATGCTGGGGTTCGAGAATTTAATAGTGGCATTATCCGTCAACTCCAATCGTGAAACTTTGAGTGTTCATAGGTATTCTGTTGACCTTACCAAATGGCACATTTTGTTCCTCGATTGCGTTGGATAATAATCTCTGTGCCTCTGCTTGTAATAACGGAAATCTTGAATCACCTCTTGCTTGAAATACCATGGCACTTACTCTTTTAACTATGTATTGAGAAGATGAAACTGGCACGTAATCTGATGTTGTTGTAACTGTAGTTGGAAACGTCATGTAGTCTATTTGACATGAAATTCCACTTGCTAATCCCACTGGTATATTTAAAACCTTATTTCTAAAAGTTCCTGACAAGTAGCAGTATTTGTCTGTTCCATATTTTGAAAATCTATCTCTAGCATCAATTAAAGGGTACTCTGTTGGGAGTCCGTCTGCGTTGTCATATGCGTAAAGAGTAGATAGCGGTTCTCTAAAATCTGTTGGTAGAGATATTTGAGTGGTTGTAACACCGCTTGTTAAAATGTTGTATGTACTTCTAAGGTCAGTCCAGGTATATGTATCCGCCCACTCACCTAACGCATCGTTAATATATTGAATTCTTACAGAAAGATCTGTTCCAGTTGGAAGGATTGCTTCAGTTTCAGTTAAAGCGCCCACGGATTTTAAGATGTCTGATACGTTATAGAATGATGTTGCCATACATTATAAATAATAAATTGAGAGTGTTATTTCAACTGTTAGTTAGAAACTTCTTCTATCTTATCGGCTTTAATTTGTATCTTTGGTTCATCTAAAGTTTTTTTAATAACTTCAAATGCTTTTATTATTGTTTGATGATCTTGTAGTGTACCTCTAAATTGACTAGCAACTTGAGATAAAATATTTAAAGCTTGTTCTACTGTCATTTCATTAGCAGTCTGTTGCATCTATAAATTCACTTTCTTGCTTAATTTTACTATAAAGTTGTTCTGTTAAGTTACCCTCTACATCAATGTCAAAACTAACTCCATCATAATAGTAAAAAAATGAGGTTAAAGGTGATTTGTTATCTAATCTTGCTTGCTCATTTAAGTAACATTCAATAGTTACTCCACATTCTTTTTTATGCCAAGATATATTTATATCAACTATCTTGTGATAATTTGTTGTAACTCCAAAACTTGTTTCAATGTTTTTACTTAATGCCATATATTTTCCTTTCTTTATGTATTTTCAAATCCTAACCAATACAATGTTCCATTCACTTCTATTCTAACTCTACCCGCACGTGTTCCTGTAACATTACCAATTCTAATAGACCTATCGTTTGCTGTGGTTGATTGTGTTCCTGCAAAGTTAATAAAAGTATCATCAACATCCGCTTGTCCAACTGTTAAAACAGGTATTGCTCCAGTTGTTGAAGGTTGTGTAACGTGCAATTGTGCTGTTGGGTTTGTCTGTTCTATACCAACTCTACCTCCACTTGTAATTCTCATTTGCTCTGAACCTGCTGTAGCAAATCCTAAGGTATCCGCAGCAATATTATACATACCTGTATTTGCGTCTGATGAAAATGAATGCGATGGTAAGGCGGCAGTTCCAGCACCTGTATATGAACGACCAGTAATAATATTATCCCCAGATGTTATTACATCTCCTGAATTTCTAATATCACCTGTTACGTGTAATGGTGAAATAGGGTTTGTTTGCCCAATCCCCACATTCCCTGCGTGGTACATTATTCCTCCCTCAGAATAAATAGAATAATTATTTGTTCCTTGGGTTAGGTTTGGAATTGATAATCCAATTAACGTTCCAATACTTCCACCTGTATTAACTATTGGGGCAAATAATCTTATAAGTTTTGCGTCTGTCACTGTTGAATTATTAGTTACTTCAAAATTTGATGTAAGTATTTCAAGTGCTGTGACTGTACCTCCACCATTTACTACAATTTGATTAGATGTTGCTTGTACTCCACTTATACTTGTATTTCCGTTATATGTTAATTTTGCTCTATGAGCATAAATTGTTTTAACTCCCCCACCTGTGTCTGTGTAATCAAAATTAGCACCAATAGCATCCCCTGAAGTTCCTGTGGTCGTATATTGTAATTCAAGTAAATTTCCACTTGTCTTTGAGGATTTAATAATTACGGGATCATTTACAGTTTGGGTTGCACCTCTATTATTTAAATATAAGTATTGAGTATGTGGGTCGCCTACTGTTAATCCACTCAAATTATTATGTGTAATTCCTCCTTGAATTACTGAACCTGTAAGTGCTTGTCCTGTTAAAGTAAAATCAATAGTTGATGAGTCTGTAACAGTTACATTTCCTGAATTAGTACCACTTGTATTTCCAATAACTACAAGTTGAGCATCTGTAACATATCTTTTATCTGTACTATCAGCAATATCTGCTGTTGTAGCATCTACTCCTGCTGTTACTAATCCTTTTGAGTCATAAGTTATTTTTGTTTTTGTATCACCTGTAATTAAAAAGTTTTTAGTAACTTTATTATCTAAGCCTGTTTTTAATAAATTAACTGTAGGGTACTTAATAGAACTTGTACTTAGAACCGAGTCCTCTTTATTTGCCACATCCTCAGGGGTGTACCCTAAAGCATTTTGTTTACCATCAAATGTTGACCAGTCAGTTGAAGTTAAATACCCACTATTTGTAGATGAAGCCGCCCCAAGTTTTGTTTCAATGGAGGTTTTTGTTTCATCGCCTGTATTAGTGCCTGACTGATTATTTAAGTTAGTTACTTGAGCATTAGTTAGGTGGTTATACTCACCTGCTGTTCCTCCCTGTAATGAACCTAAGTTGTTGTGTGTAATACCAGACTGAATAACAGATCCAGTTAACGCTTGTCCTGTAAGGGTAAAGTCTATGGTTGAAGAGTCAGTGACAGTCACGTCACCTGTATTTGTTCCCGATAGGTCAAGATTAGTTTTTAAAGTTGATGTTGTAATGTTTTTCCAAAGGTTTGAGGAACTTTCCCAGGCAATAACACTTTTATCTGATACAGGTGTAGTGATTTGAACATCGTGTAATTCATTTAACTCAAGCCCGTTCATAACTGCTACGTGAATAACACCAACAGTTGAACTTTGAGTTATTACTTTAGCTACATAAACCATATGAGTCGGTGCTTGTGGTTTGGTTGAAGTCATATTTCCTGATGTTCCAAGATACAAAAGTGTTCCTGCTGTATAAGCGTTAGTATTAAGACCATAAACTAACCCACTTGATACAACGTATCCTGAATTGTTATTTGGTATATCTTCAGCAACTACACCAAATGTTCTAGCTGATGTCGCGTCTGATGAATTGTCTGCTAAGGTAATAGTAGGTCTGTTTCCCTGACCGCCGTTTATATAAACTACTTTTCCTTTATCAATTTGAACTCCTGTTTTATTTACACATAATTCAACTAACTGTAAACCCACCTCTAAGTTAAAGTTATTTTTAAGTCCTAACTCTAAAGTCTTTGAGTCGTCATTCCAAATTGCCTGCCCCTCTACAGGTGCGGTTGTTTGAGAAGTATCAAAGTATATAGAGTCAGTATTTACTGTAACCGCGTTTAGTACTTGTGTTGAAATAGAAGATGCGTTAGATACGTTTCTAACTGATATATCCTCATTTAATTTAATATCGATATTGCCACTAAGACCAGATGCGACAGTAATGTTAGAAGCACCGAGAAGAGATCTAAAATTAAAATTACCGCTGATTTTAGAAGAATAAACACCTTCTCCAGATCCAATGTTTGAAGCGGTATCAGAAGATCCTGAAGTGTCTGCTTCTCTAAGTGCGTCAAGAATTGGGTCATATTTTATTGCCATAGTTATTGATAAGTGTAAGTACCCTTCTGACTCCACTGTTTATTATATAAAGTTGAACCATCCGCCCATTTGGTATAGATAGGTCCTGTGACGTCTACTCTTTTAATTTTCCATTTCGCTTCTGTTTCCCCAACAGTCGGTTGCGCATAACCCACGTAATAGTAGTTACCAATTTGCTCGACTATTTGTTGTTGGTCTACCCCTCCGACTCTTATGTATGCCTGACCGCTTGTACTGTTTCCAACACGTGAAAACATCTCATACATCATTATTGCCTCGGGGGATAATCTTCCGTTACCTAACTCTGTTACACCGCTCATGCCTGGGTTAACCTTTCAATTCTTTTATTTATTTCATCTCTTTCCCTGGAAAGAAAAAGGTATCTGCTGACTGTTTTAATTTTGTTTTCCCCTGGCACGTTACCTAATTTTGAGGCAAGAGACCTGGTAAAGAAAACAATGTCATCCACAGTTTGAGCGTTAACGTCTTTTAAATAGTCCATGATCCTGTTTATCTCAACAGAGTGGGTATCTAAATCTTTCATTTTATCTAATCCAAATATTTCAGCAATTTTGTATTTGCTCATTTCATCTGGTAACACTAAATTAACCTTAGGTTCTGTGTCTGTATTTATTTCCTGAGGTTGAGGTTGTGCTTGATTTATTTGAATGTTTTTAACATCTTCTGCGCCTAACATAATTTATAAATACTAAATCGGGCGTTATTTAGCAACTTGATTGTTAAGATAAGCAATTAAAAGTTTTTTGAAATCTTCAAAATACATGGAAACTATAATGTCTTGCCTGTCCTTTTTCGTAATCGCAAGTGCGATTTTGTCTTTTTTGTATGCTTCATGGAGAGCAGGTTCAATTCTAAAGCTCTTACCCACCTTGCATTGGATTGAAAATTCCCCTGTGTTAGCAATGTCAACTCCCTGACCTTCTTGATATTCAAGATTCCTCTTTGCGTCTGGGAATACATCTTTAAGAGCGTTAACAATTTCTCTCTCGAAGTTATGTCCTTTACGTCTGCTAGTCTTACCACCGCTCACTGAACTACCTCCATAATCATTTCTGCGTATCCTTTAGGGTTAAAATTTGGTGTAATAAATGCATCTCTAAAATTATATTTTACATTCCACGCCTTTGTTACTAAATCTATAATGTTTGCTGGATCTCTTTTTGCTATTAAGACCCCAGGGATTTTAGATGCCTTTATCCCCTCCACCGCTACAACTGGTGTGTTACAAGCAAGCGCTGACAATGCAAACTCCACACTGTCATTGTCGTTTAAAAGTAAAACACACTTTGACTGGTTGAAAATAACGTTTTGTATATCGGTGTCAAACATCGGCATATTTATTGTAGTAGGGTAGTTCCAGGATATACTACCAAACACGTTTACGTGCGGAAAAATATCATCATCTTCAGGGGAGTGTTCCTGAGGAAAACAAACTGTGTAAAACTTACCAGCATTGAAAGAGTTAAAACTGTCTGTGTTTACCACGCTTTTGTACACCGCGTTTTCGTAATGCTTTACTTCTTCGGGTAACTCAACTATTACTTTTTTGAAGTTATTGCCGTACTCTTTAGAGTGTTCTTTTCCCTTATAGATAACAAACTTTGGAACTGTTTTAGGTAAGTTGTAATCTTCAATGTTAGTCATGCTTTTAGTTATGAAGAATACATGGGTCGGTTCAAAGAATGTATTAACAGCAAAGTTTAGAGTTTTTAAAGACTCTCTTAAATAGATGTCATAAAACCCCCGCTGTATAACGTTCATTTGATCTGATTTAGTAAAAACTTTAGTTTGGAAGTTGTGAGTTAGGTATCTAAATGAGGCAAAGAGTCCAGAATACAATCTGATGATAAAATCAGAGTCTTTTTCCTCTGTAAAAATAAATGCTAGTTTTTTTCCTCTCATTTAAAAATGCTTTTCCCACTCGGTTGCTATGTTTTCCCATGAGAATTTATGCGCCCCTGCTTTTGCTTTTTCGCTTTCTTCTTTTAGTCTAACAGGGTCTTTAGAAAGTGCTATCAGTTCTTCACAGAACCTCTTTTGTACTTCCTCGTCTTTAATTTCGCCTTCAATTCTAACTCCTGAGTAAACAGTCTCAAGCAACCCTCCAAATACTACTGCTACAGGTACAAGACCTAACTTTTGACTATTTAATGCGGTTATACAATTAGTCTCAAGGTAGTCGCAAGGGTATGCCCATATTTGACATTCTTTTGATATCTCATCTAATCTTTCTTTTGAAACTCTACCGTGCTCTGTAATACCTGGTTGCTTTAACATCTCAACCATCATCTCTTTCCATTTCATCTTTTCAGCATCCCCAGCATGCCCCACGTCGTATAAGTTCCACCCGTAACACACCTCTAAGGTTAAGTTCGGGATATTTTCTTGTAAGTGTTTCCAATGTTTTAGAAGGTAATATAACCCTCGGTCGTATGACGAAAAATACCCTAATTTCATAAAACTATTCCGTTTGAAATAACTACTGCTTTATCATCTGGTAATTTAGATAACTGCGACCTGTGACTTGTACTCTTAAAGAAAACTTTATCTATTTGGTTTATAAACTCTTTAGTCCAGATATCTTCAAATATAACGTCATGTAAGTCGACAAATATCTTTCTGGCATTTGGTCTCTTTGGTAAATAAAAAGGTGTTCTCCAAAATATTAAAATATCAAAATTATCTAAAAAGTTAAATTTCCAATACTTAACATATTTAACCCCGTTGATTACAGTATCTTCTGGTGTATCACAGAACACCCACACGTCGTAACCTTTTTTGACCCACTCTTCACCTAACATAATAACTGCGGTTTCAGATCCGCCAATTCCTTTTTTAACGCTATCTCCGTTCCACTCTTCAAAATGCGGTTGATATAAAGATGCTAGGTAAACAATAGTTTTAGGACCAAAGGTTCTTGATGGAAATGCCCTTGTAATATCAAGCATAAACTTTTCTTTTTCTAAATGCTTTGGGCATGCGCTAACAAGCGACTCTAACTTATCAAAGTTTTTAGCAGTAATATGAGATTGCGCTACGTTTATGAATGCCTTAGCAAGCGTCTCATTTGCCTGTATGTCTTTCATCTCTTTTAACACCCCGTCGTCTTTCCATCCTGGTTCTGTTAATAAAAAGAAGTCATGTCTTTCTTGCGCCCATTTAACTGCTTCGTCTATTTTTCCTTCCCTGTATGCCTCATGCATTTTTGCGTTAAAGTATAAAAGTTTTGCTTCACCTATATTTGACACAGTACCCTCGGACTTCATCTCGGGCATGCCCTCATAAGTTTTAATACAGTGTTTTGCTTTTTCTAAGTCGTTTTTATGAAAATATAACTCTGCTAGTTTTAAGTAACAGGTGTGCATTGTAATGTCCTCTTTTAACGCCATGTGAAGCGCTGTGACAGCGTTTTCATGCTCACCTAATAAAGAGTACACTTTGCTGGCATACTCGCAGGCATACGCCCTTTCGTCTGCCCAGTCTGACAAAGATAAATATTTGTTGATAAGTCTTAATGCTTCCTTCCAAAGTACAGGTTCAGACATCTCAACATAGACTTTTGCTAATGAAAATAATGTTCTTGGGTCTTGCTCGTTTTCTCTCTGTGCTTGAACCTCAAGTATCTCTCTGTTCCTTTGCATCTTTGCGTCAGAGTGAGTTATTATCTCGTGATGAACCCACGCTAAGTTTCTACCCTTCTTTGGGTCGTATAAGTATGTGTCTCTTCTCCAAGTTTCAGTATTAAATGGAAGCATCACCTCATGTAAATCTGATTTCCAGAATGCAGTATTTGGTTTAATAAATCTCTCTCTGATGTGTGGAATAAGGTTTTCTACATACTCGCCTTTTTCATTAAAGACGTTTTTGTATAAATAGTCACAGAAGATAACGTCAACTTTGTTTGCCCACGCTTTCTCAAGCATAGGTCTTATCTCGTTTCCGCCAAATAACATGTCATCATAGTCCGCCCAGGATATATAGTCATAACTGTTTGGTACTTCATCAAATATAATCTGTCTTGCTAAATCAAATCTTTGAAATCTCCAAGACCCATCAGGTTTTTGATGATACACTTCAGGGTTTGTTTTCTCGTTAATAATTTTTATCTTACCCTTATGCCTGTTTACTAACTTAATTATCTTGTCATGGTCACCTGAAAGACCGTTTATTAAGACAAAAAGTCCATCAAAATAAGGGGTGAATGATTTAAGTGATTTTTCAAACTTGGGGTAATCTCGGTTATCGTTAATAATGTATGTTAATGCGATCCTTACCATCACTGGTATTGTATCAAATATTTTTAGCAACCTTTAGTATTGGAATTCTTTTTGCTAAACCAGCAACGAACTTTCTATCCCACTTCTGGTCGGGGTAAAATATTTTAATCATTGTATAAAAGGTTTCTGGAACTTCTAATTGCTTTTGAATTAACCCACCGTCCTCTTTAATAAATCCGTTTTCATCTTTTAAAGTATCTCTAATCATCTTAATAGACTTTTGAAACTCCATGTAGTGAGCAGGGTATTGATCACACCAAAGCGTGAATAACTCCCAGATAATCTCCCAGTCTTTATCTCCATCAATAAAAGTTGGTCTGTCTTTTGCCAGCTCAACAATTCGGTCTACTTTGTCTAATGTTAATTTTGGAACTTCTACGTAACGAATGTCAATTTCTTCGGTTGCTCTTCTTGTATCCATATTTTAATTATACACCCCACGGAACACTCAGAGCGGTAGGACCGCAGGGTAAAGAAAAAGGCAGGGTTTGACCCCTGCCTTAATCTTTGTTAAATCACAGCCTTATTAGAATAAGTCAGTAACTTTAACAGAAGCAGGTTGTGCTAAGGACTCAAGTGTCATCTCAGTGATGTACATTCCCTTATCGGCGTCACCAGTTTTTGCTAGTTCAACCCATTGAGGTTCTCTACCTTCTAAGAAAGCGATCTTGAATGTGTCCATTCTTACACCTAGTAATGTTCCTGTAGGAATGTCCTTGTGAGGAACGATGTTTACAGTACCAGCTGATGACTCGAATGTTGATACATTATTAAAGAATGTATTTGTATTCAAAGCATAGTTAGTTACGTAAGTACCGAAAGTTGTAAATCTTCTCTTTAAGTACATTGTTGTGATGATTGTATCTGCTACATATTCAGCACCAACTTTGTCCCATGAAGTGTTGATTACATCCTCTACGATAGACATGCTTAAAGAAACACCAGAGATAGAAGAAACGTTAGTTGTAATACAACCTAACATTCCTAACATTCCTCTTGCTACACCTGAGTTACCAGATGCTTTAGTACCGTTAATAAGTGCATACTCCATAGTTGCATTCATTCTCTTCAAAGCTTTTTCCTTTTGGAACGCTAGAGGATCTTGATTGGTTGCTACGGTGACTGCTCTTTCAGATCCAGTTACTTGTACAACTTCTCTAATAATAGATGTGAAGTTGTTACTTCTAACAGGAGCTGTCAAGTCTACTACAGTTGCATCAGCACCTTCTGGTGTAAATGTTACTGAAGTAGGTCTTGATTGGTAGTAAGTTACCCACTCGTGTAGTGTGTTTCTTGCTACGGAAGTTCCAAGGTTTCCCATAAGGTAGTTTCCTCCTAATGGAGATACATCTCTTAAGATAGACAATAAGTCTTCTCTTCTTGATGCGTCTTGGTATGTTCCTAATCCAATTGCCATGTTAATTCACCTCTTTTCTTTTGGCACTATATACCGAGTGCTTTCAGTCTTTCTTGTATTGCTCTAGAGTCGCCTTTGAGAGTTCGAGTTTTTAGATCTTCAATATTTGGTCCGTCTTGTCTTCGACCAGTACTCGAAGAAATAGGAGCATTTTGAGTGACCTGTTGTTGAACTTTCTTTTGTTCCTCTACAGTTTTACCGACTGGTTTAGCGTTCGGTTTATAGAAATTAAATACTTGGTCAGCAACTGCTACGAGAGGAATATTCTTCTTCTCATAAAACTTTTGCCTTAGAACTCTGTCTTTAACCAGTTCAAAGAACTGGGAGTCAAAGTTCGGGTTTTGAGGGTCTAGATAAGGGTGCTTCATATGTGCCTCCCTGATTTCAACTTCCTCTCTTGCTTGTTCTGCAAGGCGCTTTGCCTCAAGAGTCGACATCTTTAATTCTTTGAGGTCTTTATTTAACCTCTCGATATCAACCTCTCCGTTTTCGTCCACATACTCATAGTCTTGAGTTGTGACCGCTGAGAAAGGGTCGCTCTTGAAAGTTTCATAAACTGAAGAGTAAGCGTTCTTTTCAGTTTGCTTAAGACTTTCTAATTGCTGAAGTTTATCCATCAGCTCTTTATTACTTTGGTTCAACTCTTTATTGCTTTGAAGCAATTTAGAAAATTGTTCCTTGGTTCTATCGTTAGAGTTTTCTGGCAGTGAAAAGTCCTCCTCTGAACCTATGTTAGACATTTCTTCAGTTGGCAATTCTGACATGGTTTCTAACTCACCACTTTGTTGTGTGCCATTTAAATTTGGATTTAAATCATCCATTTTTAGTTTTACCTTTCTATGCTCTATTTATGTGGGCGAGCATCACCCTATAAAACTAATCAATAAGTAATAAATAGATATTTTGTTGTCAAATGTTTTGGAAAGTGGGCGGAAATTTCAGACTCCGCCCTGTCTGTTTTTGAGTTCTCTGAAGGTATAAGGTCTCCCGCTTTCGACCCCGTAATGCAAGATGTCATGACACCTTGAGCATATGGTCATTAAATTAGCAGGATTGTCCGATCCACCGTGTCGCCTCCAGACGATGTGGTGTATTTCGAGAATATAGTCAGAATACCGACCACCCCGATTACAAAACCTGCAACGAAAGTTATCCCGCTCAAGTATCTTATACCTGAACTCTTTACTGAGTCTTGACACATAAAACCTCCTAATCGTTCCATGCTGTACCTATGTCCTCATGAAAGACAAAGTCCCTTGTTTCTAACTCCGCAATCTTCCACCCATCCTTGATGTAACTCTTTGCCATGTTATATGCCAGCTCGACAATAATTGACATGTAAATATCAAGTACTCGGCGCGTCATATGAACAGGTTGCTCACCAAACTTCACAAGGACAATGTGAAGTTCAAAATGAAAGTGGGGCATAATATCTCCTCCTGTGCTTATCCAAAGATTACTATGTTTGATATAATCGTGCCAGATGTTAAATTACACTTTGCCTGATTTCATTGATGTACCAGCTTTTATTAGACAACTTAGAGTAGACAAAGGTCTTAGTCAGGAAAGGTTAGGTTTGAAAGTAGGGGTTTCTGGTAAAACAATATCTGCTTATGAAAAGGGTCAGGTATCCCCTAGTTTAGACATTTTTTTTAAGATTATATTTGTTTGCGATTACGCTTTAGATTTAAAAGAAAATATATTTAAAACACCGAAAAAATTAACAGTTCCACTTTCTAAGTGATAAAGCTTTTCTAGTAGGTCTCCCTTTTTCGTCTTTCATAGGACCAGGCATACCTCCCATCCTCGCGCAAAAAGACTTTCTTCGGTTATACGCCTTTGAACCCTTTTTAAGTTTGGATGGGGGTGTGGTGACTGCGGATGACAATTTACTGCCAGGGTTTTCTCTTCTGTAAGATGCGATCCCTTTCTTATTAAGACCGCCTTTAGGGTCTTTACCAGCTTTCCTTTGCCATGCGGGAGTCTTGTATGCCATTACTTTTTCCTTGACTTACCTGCTTTAGCAAGAGCGATGGCAATTATTTGCGCTCTACTTCTTGCTTTACCACCAGCACCTTTTTCTTTACCTGACTTTTTATTGTCTTTGTAAAGTTCTCTGATGTTGGAACTAACTACTTTTTTAGAAGAACCTTTTTTGAGTGGCATTACTTTTTCTTTTTGCCTTTCATTTTGTACTCTGAAGATTCATGTTTCATGTATGCTTTTTTAGACATCTTCATTTCTTTGCCTTCTTTTTTAGCGTAAGACATTGCTTTTTTCTTTCCCTCTTTTGTATATGGGAATTTCTTTTTTCCGACCATTGGCATGTTATTACCTTTCAATTTGTTACTAATTTTAAAGTACTAAACATTTCTTTTAATTTTAATAGGTTTAAATTTAGGTTGTTTCATCTTTGCTAACTTGCTCTTTTTAACTTTTACGCCTTTTAACTTAGGTGCTTTTGCTTTAGCAATAGATGTTTTTCTTCTACCTGTACCGCCCTTTATAGATATCTTTTTAGCAGTAGTACTCATCTTTGCTCCCCCAGTTCCTGAAGGTCTGAAGTTTAACTCTAATTGATCCACAGAAGGTAATGTTGTATTTTTAACTACCTCTTTTGCCTCTCTTACAAACTTAATATCGTTTGCTAACTCAGGGTTTGACAACTCTATCTTTTTTAACTCTGCCTCGCTCCTGTTAAATAGGTATTTTTGCATGTTTGTCATTTGGTCTCTAATAACGTCTTTTTGCATGCTGTCTACCAGGTTGTTGAACTCTGTCTTTGTTAGGTTAGGAATTAAATTATTTGCTGTGGCAATATCATTACTGCTTAAAGCTCTTTGAAGTTGTAGTTTTTGTAATGCTAACTGTTGTGCTTCTAACTGCTGTTGTTTTGACAGTTTTCTAATATCTTCACCGCCCCTTGCCCTATAAATAACCTCGCTAATAGACTGCCCAATTTCTTTTCCGCCTATTTGCTCCTCTGGTGCTAATCCTAATGCTACTGCGCCTGTATCTAGTTTGTTTTGTACTTGCCTTCCGACAGCACCAAATTGTGAGTTTATAAAGTTATCTACCATGAGCGGGGATATCTCAATACCTGCGTCTTGTAATCCCTTTGCTATTTGTCTTGAGGTAAAAGAAGTGTTTGTTTCAACTCTTTCGCTTACAGGTAACCTTCTCATATCAGCATCCTCAATTTCCCTTCCTGTATATAGGTTTTTATTTATAGCGGTTTCTACTAAACCTCTTGTTAACCACGGAACAGTTTGAGATGCTAACGGGTTTACACCTCCGTCTTGAGATGGCGCTTTGAAACCTGTAAACGCCCCTGTTAACTCGTTAAATATATCCATTGCTGTTTTTGCGTCATAGTTATAAGACCCAAGTGTGAATTTTCTGACAGGGTTAATAAGATTATTTAAACCTAATGGTTTAGGTACTGCCCAGAAAAAAGGTTCTCCCTTTTCGTTGTATATAGGAGTTTCAGGTAAAATAATAAAGTTTCTTTCTTTATCACCCTCAGGAATTTTGTCATACGCTTCTTTTCTTTCTGGTGTTGAGATGTTGTATAGGGTAGATACTATCTCAGGGATTGCGAGAGTAGTAGTAAACCCAATGGCAAACTTCTTTGGGTCTTGAAGTGCTAATCTTCTAAGGGATACCGCACCCTGGATACCCGCGTTAAAATATACAAATACTGTGTCTAACACCTTACCTATATCACCAGACCTGTAAAAGTTAGTTAAGGCGTCTCGTGTCTTTGATATAGCAATGTAATTTGCGTCAGCAGGAGAGTAACCCTCTCTTTCTAACTGCTTTCGGTACATCTTATAGAAGTTAAACTTTTGTAATTTTTGAGGACTTGCCAGCGAGTCTTCAATCATTGAAAACCACTCTTGTGGGTTTTTGATAATATAACCTGTTTTAGTAAGTAGGTTCTTACCAGACATTATCTTTTTGACAGTTTGCTCTTCTATTTTTCCAGCAGATACGATAGTGTCTCCACCACCTTCTCTTAAGAAGTCCATGTAAATGTCGCTTTTTCCAACCATATCAAATAAAGATCCAAATAGGTTTAGAGGGTTTACAATTGAGTCCCTTAGTCCTCTTTTTGAGAAAAGTACTGTTTGCCAGTCGTTTCTTATCATATCCGCTATAACAAAAGGCACGTTACCCCCTGTAAATGCAAATTTCGCAACTCTAATAGATGACCTTAATATTTTGTTTAGTGTGTTTAGTTTCTCAACGGACAGTCCTTTGACAGCGTCAGTTACGTTTCTGTCCATAATAACAGTTTCTTTAATACCGTCTTTTAAACCGCTGATAGTGCCTTCAAACTTAGTGTCTAAGTCTTTTAACTCTCTAGACTCTTCTCTTAACGATTTAACGTAATCTTTGTTTTGCTGTAGGTTGTCAGTTAGAGTGGTTATCTCGTCTACTAGTTTGTTTAATATAGGTGTCTTTTTATCTAGTAAGGATCTAATGTTTTGTAACTCTTCAGGGTCTCTGTTAATTAGGTTATTTACAACTTGGTTTAACTCCCGACCGTCTCTTAAGTTTTGTAACTCTTGTGCCAGCTCGTCTAGTTTTTCATTTTTCTTCAAAACCTTGTTATAGAACCTCTTATATTGACCGTAAGGCATATTAACTAGCGGTGTAATAAGGTCGTTTAACTGCTCTTTTGTTAAATTTTTAATAAACTCTTTCTTTTGCGCTGGGGTTACGTTTTTATCAAAAAACTCTCTAGCAAAGTTATCTATTAGCGGTGACACATCAGAGTAAATGTCTTGGAGTAAAACTTCAAACCATCTGTCTTTTGAATTGTATAGTTTTGTAATTCTTGCTTGCGCTAACTCATCAACATACTTATCAGGTTCGCCTGTTCTTTTAGCAAATATGTCATAACCCTTTTTGTTTAGTCTATTTACTTCAGTCTGTAGTTTTCTTGCCCAACCTTTTCTGGTGGTAATAGTTCTTACTATTTTGTTTATTTGTTTTACATAAGTTTTTATCTCACCTGCTAAAGCAATTCTTTGAAGAACCTTGTCTGCGTCACGAGCAACTGTTCCTGGGATAATACCTTCTTTGACCATATCTACTATCATCCTGGATGCTTTGTTTACCTCCGCCTCTCTTATGATCCTGTAGGTCATATCAATTGCGCTTTCAACTGGGTGTACGACACCTCTGGTTGAACCTATAAATCTTTTGATAACACCTTCCTTTGAAATAGAGGCAAGTGCGGATGGTTTCATGCCCGCAGTAACGTTTTCTACCTCTTCAAAAACTCTTTGAACTGGCGCGTAGTCTACCTTTTCAATTAACCCCTGGTATTGTTTCTCGCTAATTAAAGATGACTCTTTTAGTACCCCAGCAAGTTTTCTAAAGTACTCTCTAAACTCTTGTGATTTTGCTTCAAATGCCTCCGAGTATTGAGATACGATATTTTGGTCCTTTGCTAAATCTCTTCCAGATAATTTATTGTAATCAGTACCTTCAGGGGCATTTCTAAACTCTTCTAAAAATCTTTTTGCTTTTAAGTACTCACCAAATCTTAAATAATTTTTCCAAGAGTCTATACCTTGTATCAAATCGGTTAGACCGTTTTCTGTCATAAACGTGTCAGCGATTTGCCTGGACCTTTTTACCTTTTCAATTTGCGCTAAAACATCATTTTTCTCAGTAAGTTTTAGACCGCCCTTAACCGCTTGATTTATTAACTTACTTAGAGGGTTTATTGAGTCCTCGAAGTTTTTAACATACCAGTCAACAATGCCCCCTGCTCTTTGGGCGATACCCTCTTTAGCAGGTTGTGATCTTTTAACTTGGTCATCTATATATTTATTCAAATCACCAACGTTTTGGTCAATTGATGTTTTTAAACTTGATTGTTCGTTTACGTATTTATTAATATCTTCCGCAGTTCTAAATCTGTTTCTAATAAAATCTTCTGCTTGTTTAGTTAACTCACCGCCTTGCGCTTTGAATGAGTCAACGAACTTTGCTATATCTGAGCTGTTCATGGCAATCTTTTCTAAAGACTCTGGACTTATTTTAGGTCCTGCAAACGCAAGCACTTCCCCGCCTTCTTTTGCACCCTTACCTAAGAGTCCTGCTTTTGATGCGCCTTTTATTATTGCTGACCCTCCTGTCGGGGCAAGTAGTTCTGGGATGAAGTCTATAAATCTATTTACTTGGTAAACTATCGGATTACTTTTTTCATTTGTACCAAATACGTCATTTAGGGTTAATTCTCTTTTTCCTGTAACAGTTCCCTGTCTTAATTCTTTGTAATTATCATATCCCCCAATTGCGCCAGGGTTAATTATGTTTGCTAACTCTAGTTTAAATCTGTCATATACAGGTTGTACAAGACCTTGATTTAACACATCAAAAGATGCTAAAGCGTTTCTATCTTTATAAAGAGGTCCGTACACTTCCTCACCTAATTTAATTTTTTCTTCTTCGTTTAAAGTTCTTCCAAGTTTATTTTGTAAGTCTTGCTCTTTAGATAGTCTTATAGCGTTTGTCGCACTTGGGGTTAACTCTTGGATTCCGATAGTACCTTGAATGAAAGGTCTAGTTACCCTCTCAGAGTACTGCGAAAGAGGTGACCTCCACTCTGTAGGTGTAGGTTGAGTTTCAGGTTTCTTACCCCTTTCTATACCTTTACCAATTTCAGTAAAGTAAGGTTCAACAGATTGCCTGTAATAGGTTTGAACATCTTTTGCGTAGTTAGTAAACGGGGCGGTTACTTTTTGCTGTAGTTTTTCCAACTCTCTTTTTCCAAGTTGTATTGCTGTCTGTTTTGCTATTTCAAATATTTTGTCATTCATATTAATATTTTAAATCACTTTCGTTTAATATAGGCATTCGCATAGTTGCTCCTCTTTTTCTTGTTTCAGTGAACGGATCTTTTTCTAATTGTTTTGGGGTCATAAATGATCTTGCCTCTACAGCTCTAGCGTTTGCCTCCACTAACTCTCTACCGTACATCTCCATTCCTCTACCGCTTAAATACCCTCTAAAGTCTAATGGATATTGCTCAACTGTTAATGCTCTAAATAATTTGTCTTTCGAGTAACCTTCATCCCCGTTTCGACTTTCATTGTTTAACCATGCCTGCCTGCTATCTACAGGGAAGTTAAAACCTTTATTAGGGTCAGCAAAAAGACTGTTGAATTGTGGTTGTAAGGACTCTACCTCTTCTCTTAATTTTTTAATTTCGTCATACACTTTAGATTGTTCGGTCGCCAATGATGAAACTTCTTTATTATCACTAGTTATTAACATTTTGTTTCTATATCGTTTTTCTAAATTCTCTAACTCTCCAATTTGGTTAATTTTTGCTACTGTTTCATCTACTAAAGATTTAAATTCAGGGTTTTGTTCATACCTGTCGTTAAAATATTTTTTTGAAAGCTGTGGGGATCTAAAGTTGTAATTTTTAGATATATCGATAGCGTGCTGGGTTTCATGTAAAACTGTGTTTCTAAACGCATCGTTATCCTTCATCATGATAAATGAAGGCACGTTTATTAATATATAAGGTCCTCCTGGTAAGTCTTCCGCTATATATGTACCCATGTTATCTATATCCCCATTATTTAAAATTACTCTAATATCCTTCATATCAGGGTACTCTTTAAAGAATTCTTGGTGGGTTATTACGTCACCAAGTTTAGGGAATTTTTCAAAATATTTTTTTGCTTCGTTTGCTTTTGGGAAGTCCTCGATACGAGCAAACTCTTCACTAGAAAACTTTTTTAATTCTGTTATATAGTTATCAACCTTTTTTCTTGTTGGGAAACTCTCAGCGTCAAAGTAAATCTGATTACCAATCCTCGCTTTACCCTCTATAACTGATAACAGATTTTTATTTAACTCATTATCATTTAGGGTAAAGACTCTTGTTTCGTTGTTCCAAGGGTTTTTCTTGTACCACCTATTTGTCACATTAACCTCAGACTCCCAGTCAGGTATTTCGTATTTTTCCCTTCCGTCTAAGTCTATGAATGTTTTGCCTTCTTTCTGTGCTTTTTTAAACCCCTTACCAAATTGGTCACCTAGTAGACCTGCCACCATAGGCGCGCCTTTTCCAAATAAACCTGCTGTACCTATACCAAGAGCTGTTTCCGCACCCACAGTGCTTAAAGCACCCTGTTCAGGGTTTTGACCATAGTTTTGTAGACCGCTACCAAATCCGTATGCACCGCTTTGTAATATTTCTTTTGCGATTACGTTATCTAACATACCTAACGCTTTTGCTCCTTTAATACCCTTAGCGACAAGTCCAATACCTTTACCAATAGGAATTGGAAGGTCTAGAGCACCTGTTATTAACTTACCTGTACCCTCTGCGGTTTTCCCTTGGTTTATTAAATCAATTCCCTGACTTATAGTCCTTGGAGAGTTAAGTGTGTCCTCTATTAAACCTGTAGTTACAGCGTTAGCAAACCGTGGTACGTAGTCGGTTTCACCGCTTTCCTGAAACTTAGGTATGGAGATGCCTGTTTGCATATAGTCGTTATATGTAGACCTGATTTGATCAAACACGTTCATAGGTTTAGACCCCGCGCCTTGTGTTTTTATAATATCAATTGCCTTTTGACCTTCGTTTATTTTGGAAGATTTGTAGTTGTCTAACTCCATACTTTATAAATAATAAATCGGGAGCTTTTAATCAATTCTTTATTCGTTTTGTCCTGTTGGAACTCTCTCTAGATTCTTTTGTTTTTGATCTCTAATTCCCCAGTCTTTGTATCTTAATCCAAATCTATCGTAGGTTTCTCCACTATTTCTGTTTTGGATGTAATCACCGTAAATGTCATAACCTAGATTTTGTAACTGTCTTTGCCCAGCACTTGTACCCATTAACTGATTAATAACAGCGCCTCTTGAGGCATCGTTTCCATATCCGTAACCCCTAAAGTTTGTTTGGTTTGCTGAAAAGGTTGGGTTGTTTGCCTGATTTAAACTGTTTGTATAGTTTGTTTGCATCATCCATGTATCTCTAGTGTCTTTTAGTTGTCTTTGGTATTGCTCTAACGATGATTGTTGTTGCATGTAGTAATCTTCCAAGTTTCTTTTTCTTTGGTTGTAATCTTGTAATGCGGTTAACTGTGCTTGCGCTTTATTTAACCCAAGTGATGCTCTAGCAGTATTAATTTGGTTAATTTCTTGTCTGAAAACATCTCTTGCTCTCATAATATCTTGAGTCTTTTTAACCTCTAACTGTTGTAATTGGTTTGTTAACTGTGCTTGGATATCTCTTTCGGCAGTCGCTAACTGTTGAAAGTTTTGAGCGGACTGCATTCTTGCTTGACCCATAGTTCTAGCAGTTTCAGCTCCAAGTAACTCAGCACTTGCCTGACCTGTTGATGAACCACCAACCCCGCCAAATAATTGTTGAGACCTTTGAAGTCCTTGTTCATACTGCCTTCTGGCACTAGACAATGCGGTTTCTCTTTGTTGACCGACTTGCTCTCTTTGAGCGCCGATATTTGCTTGCCCTAATTCAAATTGCTGTTGAAGTATTGGTCTTTGGGACTCATAACCTTGAGATATTGTCTGTTCATATTGTGGTTGAAGCGCTTGTAACTGAGATAACTGCGTATCGTACATACCAAGTGCCTGACCATATGCTTTGTCAATTTCTTTTTGATTATTTTTTAATTGCTTTTGTTCAGCTTTTAAAGAGTCTTTTAATGATGCCATACTAAATAAATAATAAAGTTATGCGTTTTTTTCAATAACTCTTTTTTCTTTCTTTTCTTTTTTTATAAGTTTGTTTATCTCTTCCACTGGAAACGGATCTAGAGGATTATCAAAAAATCCAAGTCCGCATCTTTTACATAATACTCTTGTCGCGGATAGTCTAGTAAAAGTATGGTCGCAAATGTTAGGGTCGACTTTAGTTGTATGCTCGTAAAATTCCTTCGGTTCGTTATTCGTAGGTTTCATTTTTTTGTTGTTTAGCACGCTCCACGATACCTTTTTGTTGTTTCATGAAGTTTATGACTTCCTCAACCGCCTGATACATACCGTGTGCTCTAGTGTACTGTATCATCAGCTCCTCATATGATCGGTAATCCGCTGGATTGGGATACTTCGGGATTTGTACCAAGTAATTGAGAAGGTACTCCCAACCCTTGCTCTGCTGGAGATCCCATAGGCATTTCGCCTGCTCCAACGTTGGAGAGTCCAGCTGGTTGTCCGCCTGGTAGTCCTCCTGCAGGTCCTGTAGGTACTTGTGTAGGTTGTTGTCCATCTTTAAATAACTTTCTGGCATTTCGTATGCCGTTATCCTCTAATACTGATATTAACAAATCTTTAACATTTACACTAGAACCCTCCATTTGAAGCTGTTGTTGAACTCCTGGGGATAGAAGAATGTATAAAGCTTGGTTTCTACCATTAATTGCCTCTTCAGATACACCAATTTGCATAGACTTAACATCTGGTATGTAGTCAAAGAAACCTTGAAGGTCATCTTCCTCCATAAATAACTGTGCTATTGAGTCTCCTTTTGTTCTGTCTAATTTAGGTCTAATATTTCCGTTGTCGTCCTGTACAGGGTACTTAGGCATTTGGGATACTTCTTTAATTACCTCTAACTCTGCTTCATCTAATCCTCTTGGTGACTGCTCAATAAGGTCTGCAGTTTGAGTTACTATTTCGTCTGGTATTTCCATTTGACCTAACTCTGATGCTTCTAACTCATTTAATATTTCCTTACCAAGGACTCTTACTATGTAAGTTTGTTGGTTTGGATCGGTAAATAGAAACTGCTGGTTCATTTTAATCCACCAGTTCATAACGTCTTTTAAGAATTCCTCTAGGTATATTTGGTTATAAGCATCCCTGGCAATTTGTTGTTTAGTTGATGCCCTAATTTCAGTAGCAGTTCTCTCGCCCTTACCTAATGGGTTAATAGTTGATATACCCATCGAGTTATCACCCATCGCTAACTGGAACGCAGACTTAAGTGCGGGGTAGGTAGTATTAAAGAACGCAATAACCTGGTTAGAGGTTTGATGCTCTACCACATTGTTTGGGTTATCCCCGACCAACCATAGTGCGTTTGGACCATATACAAGGGTGTCTAGTCTAACTCCAGTTGAGTTGTTTGACACTTTAATCGGAGGTCTAGATGCTAACGCCTGCATATCAAGGTAACCGCATAACACCGCGTTAATTGCTCTGTAAAGAGGAAGAACTGACTCTACCTCTGACTCACCATATACGTCATCTCCAATTGGATAGTACCTAAGCATTGATATAGGAATTTCTTTTGAGTTGTGTGGATTAGGACCTTCAAATAAAATGACTCCATGTCTTGGTGAGAATATTGTCATCTCCTCTTTGGTCCACTCGGTTACTACCTCAATAATTGGGTAGTAGAGGTCTTGTCCAACTCTATCCTCTAATGATCTGATTTGTTTTGTAATTGATGTATATCTATTATCTCTTCTTTCAGGTTTAGGCATTTGGTCTTTGTCCGCCCTCATCCTCTCATTTAATACATCTAAGTTTTTGTAAAAAGGTGTGCCGTCTGTGTTTTTTCTATTTTCTAAATCTTGCCATGTAACCCACTCTCTGGTTTGAACCCAGTTAGCGCTCTTTATATGGTTTGCTTGGTAGTCAATAAAGACATCTCTGTTATCTAATACCTTAATATCAGGTCCTTGGATAATCTTTCCGTTGACCTCTCGCACGTTCCAGTAGCATAAAACAAAAGATGCGCCAAAGATTCTCGCTTGTATATCATTTAAGATACACTTTTCAATCATAGTTCCGCCCTCATTTGCGCTATCCCAGTCAAAGTCTAGTTTTGCGTTAATAATTTTTGATTTTATAGCGTCATCTACTTCTCTTGGTACTACAGTTCCCCGCAGTTTTCCCGCAAACATTCTAGATACCTTTTCTAAAATGGTAGTTCTAATAACAGGGTCTGTCACCTTTGACATATATGCCCAGTTTGCAGGCAAATATCCAAAGTATGCCTTTAAAATATCGTCCCAACCGTTCTTTCTAAGTTTTCTTTTCTCCATATCGTCTTGGGAAAAGGTGTAGTGGTACATTAAACTTTCAAATTTTTCAGGGTCTTGAAACGAATATTTAGGTTTCTCGGTTTTCTTTTTTGCCATACTCTATAAATAATAAATAAATATTAAAATGTCCAACTTATTCTAGACTCCAACCCTTAAATAGGTTTTGGGGGATATTTACCCACTTATTAGCGTTAGCGACACCCTGGTCTATGTTTGTAAAATAGTACTCCAGCGCTCTCATGGCGTGCGAGTACTCGTCATGGATAGGATCTTCATTAGATGTATTAGTATGCCCCTCTTTATCTGGGTAGCGATAGTTTAAAATACAGTCCCTTATACGGGTCAGTTTGTTAGATACGTATAGGGCAGGTATATATTTGCTGGTCATTCTTATCTGGTCCTCGATACGAACCCCTGGAATAGTCTTTATATGTATCCCGTTTCGTCCATACTCGGTAATGACACTGGTATTAGTGACGTTATTTCGCGCTCTTCCCGCAGGGTCTCCTGTATATAACGTCGGTTTCTTGTAAGGTTTAGAGTTTAAGACGTGTACAAAGTGCTCAACAGACGCGTTTGACTGCTCATAGTAGTCAATTATGCGGTACTCCGACCCCATCTTTTGTATCCAAAGTATTGCTGTCGGGTCTTTTACTCCAAAGTCAAAGGATACGTGTAACTCCAGCTCTGGGTCATACTCCATATCAATAAATTGCCTCTCCATACTCCACTCTTTATATACCTGACCTGATACGGATACGAACTCTGCTAAGTACTCTTGCCTGAACTGGTCCTCTGTTACCTCTTTTCTTGCCTTATCTATCTCCTCTTTAGGAATATGCGGGTTGTCGTAAGTAGTGTAGTTAAAAGATGCGTAATCTTTATCCTCTAACGCCCTGTTGTACATGTCATAAAAGTGATTAAACCCCTTAGGGGTAGAGATAAATATCGCCTTACCCACTGTGTCGGTAAGTGTAGGTCTAAGCACGGTGTTCCACACGTAATTCCAGTTACGTATTGACGCCACCTCGTCTACTACTAGCAGGTGAATACCATTACCTCTAGCGGACTCAATGTTTTCAGTACCTCGTAACCATATCTCTGTCGGGTTTTTGTCTGATAGGGTGGTAACGCCAGTTACAGGGTCAGTAGTGTCTTTGGTTTTAACTACAATCTCCATACGTGTTTCATTAGGTTCTTTGACCCAGAAGTCGTATGTTTTACCCTTTAACTCCTTCCATACAATATCTCGCGCTTGGGATATAGTAGGTGCAAAATATACAATTTTAGATCCAGGATTATTTAGGGCAAAAAATAATATTTCTGATATACAAAGGTAAGTCTTACCAAACCGTCTTCCTGAACATATAACCTTAAATCTACTCTTTGACTGGTAAATCTTCTGTTGAGCTGGATGAAACGATAAGTTCATTTCCTTTTTGTTTGCTGTCATCGACTATTTCTCCTTGTATTTCTACATCTGCGTATCTGTTTTTAACTAAGTCAGGAAATACTATATTAACTTGTGGAGTACCACTGTGGTTCATACCATCACCGCTATGGTTATTTGTATTTTTAAACGCGGTTTTCTCTAAATACCACTTAGCAGTAGACACATCCCTGTTTCGTTGCATGGACTCTACAATGATATTTCGCGCCACGATTGAAGGATATAGCTTCGCTTGCTCGATTTCCGTTAACAAATTAGGTCTCTTCTCAACCCAGGCGTAATAAGTAACCTTAGAAATCCCTGCGTAACTACACGCCTCTTCTACCGATCCTCCCAATTTAAACACATCTAACAATTTCTTTACCGCATCCTCGTTGTATTTGCTAGGTCTACCGACTGCATTTGCGGGTGGTTTTGGAACTCTTACGTGTAATTCTTTTGATGGTTTTAGGCGATTCTTGGGGTTTCCTCCTGCCATGTTTCCGCCTTTCCTAACGCTGTTGCGTATCTCTTTCTTATCACGTCACAATATCTTTCATCTAACTCCATGGTGTAACACACCCTTTTAAGAGAGTGAGATGCCATAAGGGTAGATCCAGACCCTCCAAATAGGTCTAATACTATATCCCCTTCCATGCTTGAGTTTCTTATAGCGCGAGCGCATAACTCTAACGGTTTCATAGTAGGGTGCGCCTCAGACCTGGTAGGACGGTTAACTTCCCATACGGTGTCCTGTTTTCTATCAGAGTGCCATACGTGTGCGCCCCCTGTTTCTTTCCAACCGTAAAGTATAGGTTCATGTCTCCAATGGTAATCTTGACGCCCCATAACTATCGTATTTTTAACCCAGATGATATTTTGTTTTGCTAGGTAACCACTATCCATCATGGCAGTCTGAAATGCTATACGCTCCATATCAGCATGACATATATAAATAGCGCCCCCTGGTATTTGTACAGCGTTCATATTAGTAAACGCACTCCTTAGGAACTCATAAAAACCGTCACCTTCAAACTTATCGTTTTGGATCTTTAACTTCTTCTTTGTCTTACCCTCGTAATCGATATTGTATGGCGGGTCGGTAAATACCATATATGCCTGTTTACCGTCCATTAATGTTTCCACATGGTTTAGGTCTGTCGCGTCCCCGCACATTAGTCTGTGTGGTCCTAACTGGTACACAGCACCTTTAATAGAGAAGTAGTCATCTTCTAGGTCTGCAGGCGTGTCCTCTACTATCTCCTCTGGCGCAAACCTATTTAACAGCTCCGCTAGGTCTGTTTCCGCTCCTAAGTGTATAGAAAAGTCCTCCAGCTTTATCTCGTCTTTGAAGTCATACACCAGCTCTGCCAGCTTATCCTCTTCGTAAAACCCCATCTCCTCATTATCTGATAACGCTATTTCTATCTTCTCCGCTTCATTAGCAGGGTTTACCACGCTTACCCATACCTCTGACACACCCAACTCCCTCATAGCGCGTAACCTCATATTTCCTCCCAGTACCTCACCATCTGCTGTGGCAAGTACAGGTTTGAATTGACCATATTTCTTGATCCTCTTTTTTAATATTTCAAACTTATCTTTTTTGATTGCTCTTGGGTTCTTATCCCAGTTTTTAAGACTGCTTATAGGTAGTAATAATTTGTTATCCATACGTGTATTATCACATACCCAAGGGTGATATAATAGGGGTATGGATAAGGAACAGGTTTTATACGTAAACAGCGAGATTTCAATAAACATTCAAAAATCTATATCTGGGGATGCATTTACCCTAACCGCGTTTGATAGCAAGACTGGTAAGAAGTTAGAACAGAAAATGACCTGGGTACACCCAAGCGTTATAGATGCCACCATAGACAGTATGGTGGGTGAGATGCAGTCTACCTATAAGTCTCCTGGTATAAACCCAGATGATTACTATGGCGTTGATGAAGCTGTAGAGTTATGGAAAGAGGGCAAGCTGGTAGGAGATAAACATCACGACCCAAGACAGACCCGTGCTTTCTACTTCAAAGACTTTGAAGGTTGCTTAGACTGTGGCGAGTATGAATGCGTCTGTGAAGATACAGACCTTTCCCCTTTAAAAGAGAGAATAGATAACAACACCTTAGCAGAGCATATAGACATACTCAAAAAATACGCACTAGACCATGACATTGATATAGAAACATTAAAGTTAAAACTGATATTTACTCAAATAGCACTATTAGGGTTATTTATATATACGGTATTCTTTAAATGATAAAGGTAGGTAATACTTACATCCCTGTAAGACCTAATACACATCACTCAATATCATCTTCCCCTTCTAATACACCTGTACACCCTGTAGCGCTTGGAGTATTAGGTTTTATGTCATTACTTCTAGTTATAATAATCGTATATATAGGAATACTCCTATTCAAAAAATGATATATATAGCGCTAATACTATCCATCCTATTTGTCATATATCTCAAAAAATAATCTGAAATTAAAACTGGATCTGGAATATATCAACTTTTATATAATCCCGCCCCTGGGGGGCGTATATGCCCTAATAAGGGGGTAATATACTCATCCCGTATAGGTCTTAAAGAGTTAATACTACCCCTTATCTTTTTATCATATTTATTTATATATACAGCCCGCTTGCGGGTATATATCTTTTACCGCTTGCGGGTAATTATGCTTTTAGAACGAGTGTGTGTATACATCGAGTAAACCGTTGGCGAGCGCACACACACGCGGGGGGTAGGGGTAACCCCACACGCACGCTGGCGCAGAAATATTTATATAGAACGCGCGCACGCGCGATATAATTCAAGGGAGAAAGCAATATATACGGGTTATATACGCTATATACGAACTATACCCGAAGCGCTACCGCGCCCTTTGGCGACCCTAAAACCCGATATATGAAAACCCCCTTTTTCTTTGCGCTAGAAAACCCTATGTATACAAAACCGCGCAACGGCGCGAAAAACTGACCCCTTTACTTTATATACGGGGGTGGTAATATATACGTATAGAACCGCAGGGGTACTATACAAAGGGAAGGCAGGTACGAAACCCTTTACTTATATAAACCCCTGGGGTAATATAAATATATATATAAAGTATATAGTAACTATATAAAACTGGAATTTGCGCAGGACCTTTTGGCAAGACGGAATTTTGGTATATAAATATATAGCACGTATATATAGCGTATATATAAGAAGTATATAAACAAAGAAAGGATACATAACATGGAACGAAGATACATAGTATATATAACCGCTGAAAGCGGAAGGGGTGCGCAAGAAGCAGTATATGC